AAAATGTAAAGGTACACTTTTCTTGGATTTTTCACCCATAAAATGTTACCCATGTCAAGAAATCTTTTATTTTTTATTATTTAAATTTTGAAGAAATTACTTGATTTAATTTAACAAAAATGTTATTACTATACTTTATTAATTTTGTCAAGTAAATATTAATAAAAAATGTGATCTTAATTTGATCACTTTTACTTAATTATTTAAGATGAAAACCTTGCTACTAATTTCACCGTTAGGCTACTTTCACAAGGCTTTCTAGTAAAATCATCACGGACTGTATTACAAGGCATATTCAGTACCCACCATTTGTCGGCACGTTTCACCGTGGAAAACCCGATCAAAATATAATATGGAAGTCCTAATGTCTTACTCTTTCAAGTATAACATAGTCTTCCATATTTGTCAAGTATTATTTTCTTAATGTAATAAAGAACCTTTCTTTTCCTTGATAAAAATCATTAGCAAATCCATCTAAATTATAGTCAGTAGTCTTTATTAGATTCTCAACATGTATCATACACATTTCTTTATTAGAAAAAGTTAATTCTTTTACATCTTTAAGTTTACCCATTTTATAAATATTTAAATGTAATTTAACATTCTTTTTATCTATGTATTTAACATCAACATTTACTTGTCTTTTCTTATTTTCTTCTATACTAAATTCCATTATTTATTTCCCTCTAATTTATTTCTGTAAAATTCATACTTTTTAAAATCTTGTTCTTTACTATTATTATCTTTTTTACCAGCTCTATACCAATATTTAAGCATATTCATTTTATAGAAACCATTCATTTCTTCTTTAGTGAACAATTTTTCACCAATAGATATAGGATCAACACCATTATCATGATAATGATTAGGTTTATTTATAATATCTTCTTTTCTATTATCACTTTCATTATCTCTTTTAACTTTTTCTTCATATCTACATTTATTACATAATAAATCTTTCATTGACGTAGCTTCATACTTCCAACATTTACAACACATTGTTTCCATCAATATCCCTCCTTAGCTCTTACAATATTAACCATACTTTTTGTATTATAAGCAGAATTCATTTCATCAATACTAAAGCCTAAATTCTTACCAAACATATACAGATAGAAATATTGACTTAAAGTGTCATCAATAGAATCCATATCATTTTTATTCATCATTCTAAATAAGTAATCTTGTCTTATAAAAGTGGTTGATTCAATATCAATATCCAATCTCTTATCATAATAACTTATAACATAATCTTCATATCCTTGACTAATTACAATGCTATTCAAGAAAGCCAAACAATCAGCCCACTCATCTAAAACACGTTCTTTATTTTGTTTATGAGATGTTTTCCAATATTTAAAGAATCCAACTTCATTAGCTAACTCACTTAATTCAACTTTAAAAGCTATTTTTCTAAGATGTAAAGTTTCTTTAAAAGAAGTTTCTATTTTATGTGAAATATCATCATCAACTTTTTTCTGAACTTTCAACATATCTTCCATCATAATCCCAATTCCTCCTGCAACTTACCAAGATTTTCTTCAAACCCTCTATAAACATTTTTACCAATTACAATAGTAGGCAAAGTATTTGATTCTAACTCTTTTAATTCTTCCATGAATTTACTTTCAGTTTCCACATTTCTCTTCTCAATATTCACAGTTGTAGGACAAGCGGAAAACATAAATTCCGCTCGCATACAATTAGGACAATTATTCTTAGTATACATAATAATATTCATCTTATTAACCAACCTTCACAATAGTAATTTTTTCAAAGTTATTATTTTCAATAAATTTAGGTATTTCTGTTGCTTTAATAGATTTATATTCACCATCAACAACTTTCTCTAACATACCATCAAACTTAGTATATTCAATATTATAAGTCTTCTCATAATCACCTTTAGATTCCCTATAATCTTTAAAATTATCTTTGATATCAGTTATCTGATCATCTTTTAATTTCAATTGGTTGTTTTTACTTTCAAAGTTCTCAACAAATACATTCATCTTTTTTAACTCATCTTTTAAAACTTCATTCTCACTTTTAAGTTGATCAATCTCTCTCCCCAACTCTTCTTTAGGAGACATCATATATGATTCATACTTATTCTGCATATCATTATATTTAATTGTCTTCTCTTCAATAAAATCCTTTAATTCTTTAATATCGGCTTTCAAACCCATTATCTCTAATTCATAATTATTTTCCATTTCAATTCCTCCTATGCTCTTCTATCTGATAATCCAATTTTTAATCTACGATCATTTAATAATTGTCTATTTTCTATTTCTAGATTTTCAATTTTTTCTTCCAACTCTTTTATCAATTCCTCATTAGATTCACATCTAATTAATAATCCTTCTATAATCTTATCTTTATCAGGTCTTTCTTCTTTGGTCAAACTCCAGTGATTCCAGTTATCCGAATCCATACCAATAAGTTCTTCAGCATCTTCTTTCAACATACCATTTTGTTCATACTCTTTTACAACACCATCAACATCATATATGTACTTCAAAGTCCAAAGCTCTTCATTATTATCTTCCAATTCTTCTAATCTTTTCATGATATTAGTTATAGTTTTTCTTTTTCTATTTAATTCAGCTTCTTTATATTTAATTTCTTCTAAAATATTATCTATATCTTTATTTTTACCCTTAATAATTTCATCTTTTTCTTCAACAATTTGTCTCCATTGATTAATGGTTTTATTCTTAGATTCAACAACTCTTTCAAGTCTTGATTTAGTATTATTTAATTCCTCCACAACACTTAAATAATCATCTTCTCTAACTACTAAATCATAAGTATCATTCCAATATCTTCTTTTTACTTCAACCATTCCTCATTACCTCCATATAAAAAGAGAACACTATAGTAGCTGTTCCCTCTATTTAATTTTATTAAGACTTTGAACTTAATCTTTCCCTTAAATTTATAATACCATCATTTTCTTCTTTTGACAAGTTTTATTTTAAGGAACTAATTCCGTTCCAACTTGAGCAAACGTAACATTAGTAACACTATTAACAGGTCTTCCTTCTAATTCGGTTGTAATCTCTTCCAACTTCTTATTCTGAATAGGAACAGTAACTACAACACCACCATTATCACTATATTGATATTGACCACCATAAATATTTAATCCTGCGTCATCATAAGTAACATCACATTTAACTTCATAGACTCCGTAATCTCCTGTTGTTGTTATATTAAATTTAATAGTTTGATCTTGAATATCAATACCATAAATTTCTAATAACTTTTGTTTATACATTGTGGTATCATCATTATAAACACCCTTATCAGATGATCTTAATTCATTCTCCCCACTATCTAATTTAGATTTATAATAGATGCCAACGGATTGAAGATTTATTTGGGCTTCAGTTGGAACAGGAAACTCAAATTTCAAAACATCAGTTGTAGCAACTCTCAACTCACTACCAAATATCTGATCATACTGTAATTGAGTAAACTCAACATCATTAAAGTATGCAATATTAGGATTTTGAGTTGTTGATCCTGCTATCTTCCCTGTAAAATCTAAAGTAATTGTTTGTAAAGCCATTCTACATCACCTCCTTTCGAAATCTATATCCTAGATAAATCACAGTTCCTGTAACCATACTACCAATACAATAACTAGCTACACAATAGAAAACTGTCACCCTCTCACCTCCACAAATTCCACATAGTATTTCTTTGCTTTTACACTGTTTAAATTCTCACAAGCTCTTTCTGCTAAATCCATCGTTTTATATCCACTAAATATACTCATTTTTTCTCTATGTATAACAACCCACATCATCTAAACTTCCTTTCTATATCTCTTAACTGTTCTTTACACATATCTAACTCATTTTCACTTATACAATAGTCAGCATATAACTGTTCACATTTCTCTTTATAACAAGCTCTTTCAGCTAAATCTAATGATTTATAGCCACTAAATATACTCATCTTTTCTTTATGTATAACAACCCACATCTCCTAAACCTCCACAATTGAATATTTCGGATATCTGTAATCTATCATAGCATCAACCAAATATTCTTTCAACTTATTTTTATCTTTACAAATAATATAACCTCTAAATCCTTTATTCTCAAACATTAATCCAACATACCACTGTTCCCATTCACTTTCTCTTTTACAATTTGTTGTTGACCGTAAAGCTCCCTCCAAATATGCATCTAATGTATTATCATCTAGAAGGGAAAAATCAACATCGTTGATTAATCCCAATTGAGTATAAATACTATACATTATTCCAACTTTTATTTTGGTCTTGAACTTGTACACATCTTTCTCAATCATTCCTCCCCCTCCTTTTCTTTAATTAGTTTTTCATATTCTTCATACTCAATATAATTTTCACATTCATTACACCACATAGCTTGATAATATCCATCTTCCATAGTGTTTTCATGTTTACATTCTTTCATCTCCCCACCTCTTTCTTTTTATCTTTTGCATCTTTTATTTTTATCAACTTTTCAATAATCTTTTTATCCATTTCATCAATAGCTTCTTGTAATAATTTATTTTTATATTCTTCAAATTCTTTCATTTTTATCTTTTCCTCCTAATTCAAACTAAACTTTCTAATTCTCAACAACGTTCCACCCTTAACCTGACTAGGCATAAGTTTACCTACACCTTTCCATTTAGGTTTAACAGGATTATAAGGATCAACTCTTAACCCAATATTAAATTCATCAAACTCAACAGTATCACCAATATGTTTCTGCATACCTGCACATTTTAAATTCTTATCTAACGTTCTTTCTTTTTCAGTTAGCTGTTCCCACTCTTCTTTTGTAACGTGTTTAATGGATTCAGCAATATCTCCCCATCTATCTTTCTTTTTAACTTTCTTAGCAAACAACATTTCACAATATGTCTTAGCTCTAATGAATTTAGCGTATTTAAATTCACCTTCTTTATCCCACATACCTAATTCATCAGGATCAATCTTATGTAGTATTTCTTTCGGTGTATCAGTCCCAGTTAAATGAATCGAGTCAGTGTCACAATAAACAAATCTATCATAACATAACATAATTGTAGAAACTAATTCTTCTCTTGCATAAGCTGTTACAAAGCTTGCATATGCTGTATAAATAGGATCTCCCGGTGGTGGGTCTTCATCTTCAACTTTAAATCCTAACGCACCAGTATCTTCATCCAACATTGGTTCAACATTTAACTTAATTGTGTTTGTTCCAAATTTACCATAGGGAGAATTCAACATCAATTTACTCAGAGATTTCAATGCACTATTCCCGTCTTTACTAGCTTGTATTTTAACTTGAATCCATTTATCAATGTGTTCTTTAAAAATACCAACTTTCCCCTTAAACATATATCCACCATCATATGTAACATTGTCTAAATGGTAATGTTCTTTAATTTGTTTCCATTGAACATTTGTTAAATACATTGTTACAATTTCACCAAATGACGTTTTTTGAAACTCTCTACCATTGAACTTAGAAGCGATGTCAATATCACAATAATCAAAGTCAACATTCTGTTTCTTTAGCTGAATAGTTGGCAACATATTATCTTTTACTTGGAAAGAGAAGTGAACCTTTTGTATATACAATGGATATTCCTCATCATCAACATATTCACCCTCATAAGGAACAGGTTGTCCATATGGCAGAACTTTATAATATTGAACATAAGGATACATTGAGTTGATGTCAAACACACAACCTTCACCAACAACTTTACCTTCCATTCCTGGTTTAACTTGTGTCACACCACCAAAATAGCTTTTACGAATAAAACTATCGGTTTCAAAGTCTAATACTGGAAATATATCTTTAAATCCTTTATCTCCACCAACAGTGTTCTTAAATTCATTTAAAGCATCAGAACCAATTGTTGGCTTTTTTAATCCGCTTTGAAATACTTGATAATGAATAATTTTAGCTGTAATTTCAACATCTTTTTTCAAGTACTTATAATCTTCTGGACTCATTGGATCATATGGATTTCTAATAATATCATAATCCATAATATCTTTAAAAACATCTAAACCAAACGCATGAGCACAAGCATTCAAAGACATTGGAACTTTCTTTAAACTATCTTTAATATTTATAAACTGTCTTCCACCTCTAGGTCCTTGTTTACAAATTGTTAAATCAAACCACATTTTCTTACCGTCAATTAAACCAGTAAATTCTCCAATAGCTGGATTTCTATCAAATGTAAAAGTATACCCAGCTCTTAGTAGTTGAACAGCTATGAAAGAACCATCGAATTTTAAGTTGTGAAACCAAACATTTTTACTACCATCCAATAACCAATCCATAAAATCATACATTGAATTACCATATAAGAAGTTGTCCAATTCACCTGTAAAATTCATATCTTCTCTTATTTCCGTTGACCCCCAACACCACACAAAAGCTTTATCACCATCTGTTCTTTGTTTCCAATTCTCTCTAGCTTGCCATAATTCAGGATTTTCTTCTTTCACAATCAACTCATCTTTAGGATTATCAGGATGCAACCACGCTTCTGTATTCGTTTCAAAATCACATGCATATGTTTTTATTTCTTGTTTTTTTCTTTTCTTTTTAACCATATGCCTTTATCTCCCCATTCAATACTTTTCCATTAACTTATACTTTTTTCTAATTTTATCATACCTTTTAATATCAGTTCTAATTGATTCAGCAACACCTTCAAGTCTATCATCTAGTTCACCGTCTGATAAAGAATATTCACCACTTTGATAGATATAATCAAATCCCATACTTGACTGTGCATACATAAAGAAGAAGTTATTGAATTCACTATTACTCATCCCATCAAAGTATTCAATAATATCTTCAACATCATCTCCAAGCATTTCTCTTAAAGCTTTAATGTTGTTATCTTTTAATTGTGATGACCGTTTTTCATATCTTTGCGGATCACTAACAAGTTTTAAATTTTCTTCTCTCATTTTAACTGTAACATTACTTTGTATTGTTGATGGATCAAACTTATCTCTAACAATTATTGAACCTTCTGTTTTATCTTTCTTTGTTGAACGTATCAAGTTCCCTTTTCTATCATATCTAGGAATACTTTCAATATATTCCTTTCGTTTCATTTCCAAATCTCTAGCAACATTTGTTTGGAGTGTCATTGTTTTAACTTGTTCTGCTGTAAAAGTTGCTCCATATTTATTTTTGTATAATCCTTTTTTACCCTCAATTGGGGTTAGTTTTTTCAAATTTCTTTTCGCTTCTAAATTACTTTGATTTATCTGTTTTTGTGTTGCAACAGTTCCTTCTTTAGTTTTCTTTATCTGTAAATCAGCTCTATATCTCAATTTACTCATTGCTTCTTTCCAAGCGTTAAAACCTTTGCGTGTTTTGAAATCACTAATACTTGTTTTTAAATCAATTTCCCCAGAAATGTCCACACCATATTTTTTCTTTCTAGAACGTATCATTGCTTTAGCGTTGTTTTGAAGTCTGTTAAATTCATTCACATCTACTTCTCTGATAGTGAACTTAGGTTGTTTTTTAGAACGTCGTTTTACCACTTGATTCTCTCCCTTTGACACTACTACGATTCGAGTTCATCTACTATAAGTTTTGATCTTAATCTTTTCAAGTTTTGATCTTTATCTTTTAGAAGTTAAATCTTAATCTATTAGTATGAGCCTGTTATATTTTATCTTTAGGTTTAGATTTCTTTCATTTTCTTAAAGCTTTCTTTCTCCTTTCTTCATTTGATTTACCTTTATTATTTTTTCCGATCTCAATTGTCCGACAACCACAACTAACTGTTTTACCCTGTCTTACATCACCCCCTCTAGCTGTTATAACCTTACCACAATCACATTTAAATCTCCACATAATATGACCTTTTTGTCTTTCTTCAAGTTTTTCAATACAAGTTAATCTATTATATTTTTTTCCTGTCATATCAATTGCTACACCCATTATTATCAATTCCTTTTCTTTAAGTTACTAATATCATAACATCTTTTTGACATTTCGTCAATAATTAAATTTAAAAAGATTGGTGTTAACCAACCTTCTTAAACATTTCTATCCTAATTCTTTTTGGAATATAATTACCATTTGATATCTTCGTTAAATATTCTTGACTAAAATGAGATATTTCACTTAAACGTTTTAATGAACCTTTTCCAATAAATTTATCGTTGATTATTAAAACATATTCATTAACAGAATTACTAACTTCAACCATTTCATATGTAACTCTTTTTAATCTTCCGTTAACCGATCTACTTACTTTATTCCAAATAGAGTGTTTTGTTATTCCAAGTTGTTCACTCATTTCATCTATCGTTCCTTCAGCTATTATTTCTCCATTTTTAATGAATTTATATATCTTCTTTTTCTTCCCTGTAAAATTCATCACTCTTCCTCCTCGACATATCGTCATTATAGTTTAAAAATAAAAGGAAGCAATTAAGCTCCCCTCTATTTAATTATGCTGATTTCTTCTCTAAGAAAGTAAAGTTATCAACTAGTACTTCAGTTACATAAACTTTTTTACCATCTTGACCTTCGTAATTACGAGTTCTTAATGATCCTTCAACACCAACTTGATGACCTTTTTTAACAAAGTTAGCAAATGTTTCTGCACGTTTACCCCAAATAACTAATCGGATAAAGTCTGCTTCACGTTCTTGACCTTCAGCAACATAGTCGCGATTTACAGCTAAATCAACTGTTGCAACTGCTTTACCGTTTGGTGTATAACGTAATTCAGCTTCCTTAGTAGTACGTCCGATTAAAATTGTTTTATTCATTATAATTTCCTCTTTTCGTTGTTTTAGTTTATTTGAGGTTTTCCTCATAACAGCATCCTAATGTTTCAAGTAACAGTATACATGATATTTCATTTGGATATGTGATTTTAACTTTAAAGGAGGTAAGTTAACAAGAACGGTAATTTTTAATATTGATCTGTTCTCTATTCCTTTAAGATGCTGTTATCAAGAGGGAATGTCTTCCCTTAACCCTTGATATTAGTATAACATTTAACTCACTCAAATGTCAACTATTTATTTTTTATTTTTGTTCCTTTCTGAAGGGAACAAGTTTAACTATAAATTCTAGTCTTTCCTAGAAGTCAGAAATCAAGACATATAAAGTGTGTGGCTTTACTTGTCTTACATGAAGGTTTTAAAGTCTACCACTGACTAACGATGTAAAACATTTTTGAGCATGTCTGCTCTGCTTAGTTATTGTTATGTAGAGATTATTCGAGAGATCAACGGTTCAAGGATACACTAAATGCATCTTTAATCTCTCAATCTCTTTTGATTTAGAGAAGAGGCTTTCACCTCTTTCCTATAAGTTATTTTGTTACTTAATTGTGTAAGTTAATTATACTATGTAGTCTTTCCCACTGTCAACGAAAACTTTTATTTTTTCTTCCATCTATTCCTATATCATCACGTGGTGACTTGAAAAGAATTTCTTCACTTCAATTCGGGATATGTTTAGAAGTTTTTTCTTAGTCTTTCCTAAGAGTCAATATACGATAATTTTTTATTAGGGGTTTAACGACCTCACCTGCAACGGGTTTTAAAGACTTTTCCTTGTCTTTCTTGGATTAGTTGGCTAACTATTTCCAAAAGAACAAAGATGACAATAATTTTATTGTTTTACGTTATGGCTAGTAACGGGTTTTAACGTCTTTTCCTTGACTGGATGTAAACACTGTTTACTTGTATTGGCGTACAAGGGTTTCTCCTGGTTTTCCTTCCGTACATTCACTATACCATTTCTTTCATTAAAATGTCAATTAAAATAATTACTATTTTTAGCGAACGATTTTTCTTTCTCTTTTTCAAAATCATGAGTAACCCATAATTTACAATTATAGTAGGGAACAATGTCAATAACTTCTTCACTAACATTATTTAATTTAATTTCTTTCTCGAATCTTTTTAAACATCTTTCACATAATTTAATATATTCTTTCTCCATCATTCCACTCTCCCCTTTCTTTAAAAGCAACTCTCTTGGGACTTCAGCTCAACCTCCATCCTTCAGCTCTTTCGAGCTTTCTGGTCTTCCGTATTTCGCCTTGTCTTTTAGCTCTCCGAGGATACGCCGTTCCGGCTTATCCAAGAGAGCTTTTTTCTTTTCCCCCGAAGATCTTAAAAGATTTTAAAGATTAAGGTCAAAAGACAAAAGATGAAAATACCAATACATAAACCTTGTATTCCTGCAAATACACATTCTAAAAAATATTTCATTGTTACACCTCTTTACAAGATACAAGATTATTAGATAAAAGTCTTGTAAGAGATTGAATATCATTTCCTTCATATATAATATTATATTTTACATCTCTAATATCTATTAATGTTAATACATATTTTTTCATTTAAGACCCCCTAAATGATTTAAAAGATTAAAAGAAGAAAATAATTAAACCATATAAACCAACAAACATCCATGCAACATCCTCATCAAAATCCATTTTAAGACCTCCTAAAGATTTTAAAGACCTTTAAACCAAAATATAAAAGATGAAAACAGTAAACCTATGATAACACCAAGTAAAATAAGAGAGAAATCATGATGTTCTTTTAGTAGACGGTTTAACATTTTAAGACCTCCTAAAGATTAAAGATTAAATGTATTGGTCTATAATGAATTGTGCTGCAACAGGTGAAACACCTCTATCACATAAAGAATAAAATATTTCATCTTCATTTTTACCTTGCAACAATAAAGTTTTAACCATCATTTCAATTACTGACATTTTCATTGTTTTACCTCCTAGTTAAAATAACTTCTATTGAAACCAATAAACATTCTATAGATTGTTCTCTTGTAAAACCACAATTTTTCATTAACATTTTTATAAGTATTTCTAAATCAGGTTGTAATTCATTTAACCCCTTATAATTCACTTTAAGACCTCCTAAAATAATAAATCAAAACATCTAATAAGAATAAAAATTAAAGCAGAAATTCCTAACATACTGAAAACCCACATAAACCAATATTTTGTTTTGGAAACTAAGTACATTTTAAGACCTCCTATTTAATAAAATAACGCTTTTGTTTAGTTTTATCGTTGCGCTACATCTACCTTTTTATTTTCGAAATATTCATCAGTTATTTGAATAGCATCATAATCGCTTAGTTTTTCGTGGATATTACCACACTTGATACATTTCGTTTCATCAGGGTTAATTGTTTCCATCTCATCACTTTTACATTTTCCGCATATTAATTTATACATTGTCACACATTCCTTTCTTAATAAAATTCAAATTTTATCTTAATTAAGTTAATTCGTCAATTATGTGTAAAAGAAAAGGGTAAAGACTCAAAGCCTAAACCCTTTATTTAATTATGCTACTACTTCTTCAGCAACTTCTTGAGATGGTGATTCTTCAGAAACTTCAATTTTTTCAGCGTTAGCAATGAAGTCTTCTACAGAAATTTTGTATTGCGCTTCGTCTTGAACAAGATCAAGAACAATCACATTTTCACCTTTGAATGCTTTTTGAACTACTTTTGTAGCTTTTTCAAGGTCAAGTTTACCTTCTTCAACTAGTTTACCTTTTACTTCTACTTCAGTTGATCCTAGTTTTAATTCTCCAATTACGATAGTTGTTGATGCAATAGTACGAGTAATAAATTTAGCCATTTTAAATTCCTTCTTTCATTTAGTTTTTATTTTAATTTTTAATTGATAACTTTTCCGTGAATTAAATATAACATTTTAAAATGATAAATGCAAGGGATTTTATGAAAGATTTTAAAATATTTTAAAAGAAGAAAAGAAAGAACAAAACTAAAAGATAAAATCAAAAGAGAAAAACAAGACAATATCGTGAAACCATTTATAACAAATTAAAAACTCATAAAGATTTACTATTAAAATGAAAAAGAAAATAAAAGTAAAGATAAAATAAAGAATCCATTTCATTTGAATCACTCCTTTTTCGTGTTTCTTCTATTATATAAGGAAAAATAAAAAGATAAAACAATAAATTAAAAATAAGTTTAAATAGAAAAAAATAAATAAACTTTAAATATATCATAAAATATGTTATTTCGTCAAGAAATAAATGTTGCTATTTTTCGATTCATAGTTTAATATATTAATCAAGGGGTAAATATCTCCTAAAATACTAAATAATAGAGGTGAAAATAATGGATAGAGAATTGTTAGGAACTTTAATGGGTGAATTTGAAGCACCTGAAACTGTTGATAGTCGTAAATCAGAAATCATGTTGGAATTAAATGAAGGTTTTAGCAATATTATTGCGAAACAAGAAAAATTACAAAAAGACATGAGCGCTATTGAAAAGAAAAATCTAGAACTTCAAAAAACAAATTCCCATTATGCAAACCGTATTGCAACTCAAACACTTGACATGAGTGAAAAAAAAGAGCAACTGAAACAAAAAGAGAAAAAAGAACGAACATTAAGTGATGCATTAAAAGGTCTTTAGGTAATAACACCACTAGGTGATTACACATAAAATTTAATAGAAGAAAAGAGGAAAACAAATGGCTAAAATTAACATGAATGATGTTAACGGTTTGCTTGGTGCTGAAACTACAGCAGACACATTAAACATGATTCGTAGAGAATTAGGTGGAGCGTATGCTTTAGCTGTTCCAGAAGCAAATGATCGAAATATTGGTGAAGTTGGTATTGGTATTAACTCAAATCCAGAACACCGCAATAGTTTCTTAAATCAATTAGTGGATCGTATTGGTTTAGTTGTTATCAAACATAAATCAATGAATAACCCACTTGGCAAATTTAAAAAAGGCACAATGCCTTTAGGTTACACAATCGAAGAAATTTATACAGATATCACGAAAGCGAAGAAGTTTGATCCAACTGATGCTGAATCTACTTTATACAAACGTGAACTTCCTGACACAAAAGCATTCTTCCATCAACGTAACCGTGAACAATTTTATGAACAAACAGTTTCACAAGCTGAATTAAAAGCGGCATTCGTTTCATATCAGAACTTAGATAACTTTATTACTGGTATTTTTGAGGCTCTTTATAATTCTGCTGAAGTGGACGAGTACTTATGGATGCGTAAACTGATTGATCAGTATTATGAAAAAGGATTCTTCCATCATGTAAAAGTAGAAGCTCCTACATCACAAGACACGGCTCGTGCATTCGTTAAGAAAATGCGTGCTTATGTTCGTAAATTAACGCTTGGAATGGGTTCTCGTAAATACAATCACACTGGTGTACATACTCGTTCTGAGATGGAAGGATTACACTTATTTATTACAGCAGAAACAGAAGCGGAAATTGATGTTGATGTATTAGCAGTTGCTTTCAATATGAATAAAACAGACTTCTTATCTAAAGTAACGGTAATTGATGAATTTGCTGATCCATCAATTCAAGCTGTACTTGTTGATGAAGATTGGTTCATGTGTTATGACAACAACATTGAAATGACAAATGTTTACAATCCAAAAGGTTTATATTGGAATTATTTCTATCATGTATGGCAAACACTTTCTTGTTCAACTCTTGAAAATGCTGTTGTATTCTCTACAGCAGATGCTCCTCAACCAGTTGATCCTAAAGCAACAATTTCACCAAAAACAGCTAGTGTAAAAGCAGGTGAGTCTACAACATTCTCTGGTTCTACTGAAGGTGAAGGTGAAGTAACTGATAAAGCTTACGCTGTAAGTGGAGGAACAAAAGCAGGAACTAAAATTGATGTAGTAACTGGAAAATTAGATGTTGATGCTACTGAAGAAGCAGGAGCTGACAAATTGACTGTTACATTCTCAGCTAAAGTTGGTGGAGTAGAAGTAACTGATACAGCTAAAGTAACAGTGACAGCTCCCTAAGCCACCCAAACCAACAATTGATCCTGTTTCTGTAGGTGAAAATATTCATGTTACAGGAACAGGAATTCCTAATTACTGGATTCATTTAAAACATGAACAAGCAAGCAGTGGAGGAACAAGTGATGTCTTCCAAGTTGAAGGTGATGGGTCTTACAGAAGTTTAAATACTTTAATACATGTTTCAGTTGGAGATATTGTTAAAGTAGCTCAATCTCCTCATGAATTTGATGATGAGGAATTGTGGTCAAATTTTGAAATATATGAAGTAAAATAGAAAGGAGCGTCTAAAATGGCAGTTGTACCGTTAAGTGGAAGTAACGTCTTTTTTAAAAAAGGCGTTCCTTTTTCTAATGATAATAAACACGCAAGATGGTTTGATAATATAGGTGAACAATTTAGTTATTTTAGTAGTAGACCAACCGTTCACGCAATGGATGAAGTGAAATTTGTCGAGAATAATGGAAAAAACTATATTGGAGCAGATGCAGGAATTGACGCTTTACGTGATGTAAACTATATAATGTTCCAAAATGCTCAATATAATAACAAATGGTTCTATGCTTTTGTAACACAATTAAAAAGAAAAACAAGTTCGATGACTGAAGTATATTTCGAAATTGATGTTTTGCAAACATGGCGTTTTGAAATGAAAATGCTATCATCATTTGTTGTACGAGAACATTGTCCATTATGGAATCCTGATGGAACACCTGTTATTAATACGATTGATGAGGGGTTAAATTATGGAACTGAATATGAAACAGTAAATGTTCATCATCATATTCCGAATAGTGGTATTCGTTTTCTTGTTATTGCTTGTAAAAAGGCGGTTCATGGAACAAATAAAGATAAGGTTTTACCTAGTCTTGTTGGTGTTGGACAACCTTTTAGCTATTATGTTGTTCCGTTTGTTGATAAAGACGTTGTTGTGAATGCTACCATACAAGGTGAATCACATCGAATGTCAACATTAATAGATACGCTTGCGTCTCTTTATAAAGATGATAAAATGACAAATAACATTGTTACCATGTTTATAACAGAACAAACAGGTTTGAAATACACAACAGCAGAAAATGAAGCTGGATATGGGATCAATTTTAGTAGTGATGGTCAGGTAGTAGAATATGCTGAATCTGATGGGGCTAAGATGGTTTATGTAAGCGACTGTAAACAGTTTTCCACAAAAAACACTTTTATTGGAGCTAAATATGATGGATATAGAAGTGTAAAAGAAAGTAAGCTATTGATGTATCCTTACACTGTCTTAACTTTAGATGATATGCAAGGTAATCGTAGAGACTTTAAAAATGAATACATTTCTAGACCTGATATTACACTAACAGCTAAAGGATCACTTGGAACAAGCAATAAAATTTCTTATAGTATTGCTGGATATAACATGGATATTAACAATCCTATGCATCAATTTATGTTAGATGAATGGGGATTACAAAATATTAATCCAAATGACGTATCAATTATAACTGAATTAATTTCAGCTTATATTCAAGGTAATAAAAATCAACTTCATAACCAAGTAGATCAAATTACATTAGGTGGAACAGCTAATGTTGCTCAAAGTTTATTGGGTGCAGGAACGTCACTAGCATCTGGAAGTTATGCGGGAGCGGCTTCTTCTGGTATTGGAGCTGTTAAAGGGGCAGGAAGTAGTGTTCTTCAATTACAAGCTATTTCAGCTAAAATTGATGATATTATGAATGTTCCACCAACTATTAATAAAATGGGAACGAACACAAGTTATGATGTTGGTAACGGTTATAATGGTGTATTCTTGATTAAAAAACAGATCAAACCAGAATATCAAAAGAAACTAGAAGATTTCTTTAAATTATATGGCTATAAAAAGAATGAAGTTAAAGTTCCTAATCTTCACACTAGACAGAACTGGAATTATGTGCAAACAAAAGATGTAAATATAATTGGTGATTTTAACACCGAAGATTTGAACGAATTGAAAGCTATATTTGATGGTGGAATTACATTGTGGCATACGAACGATGTTGGAAATTATACTTTAAGTAATGAGGTGATATAGACATGTTTAATAATTTACAATTATATATGAATCCTAATCAAATACAGGAAAAAGCAGGTGATTTCTACTATTGGCATTATGCAAAACAATTAAGTCAATTAACTTTCCAATTATTTGAGTGGGAAAACTTGCCAGAATCTGTTGATCCTCGTTTCTTAGAAATGATGTTACACACACGTGGGTATGTTGGATTTTATAAAGATAACAATGATAGTTTTGTTGCAACAGATGGAACAGCAGGTGTTAAATTGAATCGTTATTGGCAACCAACAATATTTAAAACGGTTTCTACTGATCCAAATGATGAAAAGATTAGTTATGACATTTTTAATTATGGAGATGATCCCGAATTAATTAAGAAGAATAGACATGGGCTTGTGATTTGGAATAATGATTTACATATTCCAACGATGGATAGTGTTATTATGTTTGCGAAAAAGTTAGCCAATGCGTCTGAGATAATTGATATTAACTTAAATGCTCAAAAGACACCTGTATTAGTTACAGCAGAGGATTCAAATAAGTTTTCATTAATGCAGATTTATAACCAATATGAAGGGAATGCACCTGTTATTGTAGCTAATAAACACTTTGATCCAAAAACGATTAGTGTTCATAAAACTGATGCTCCTTATGTTGTAGATAAAATTAATGATCAGAAAAACGCTTATTGGTCTGAATTCTATACAATGTTAGGAATTCAAAATGTTCCTATTGATAAGAAAGAAAGATTGACAAGTGCAGAAGCAACTTCAGGAAACGAAAGAGATAGAGCATCTGAAAATATCATGCTTAAGAATCGTAAAGATTTTGTTGAAAGAGCAAAACTTTTATATCCGGGAGAATTAGAAGATTTAGATGTAAAAATGAGAACTGATATTCTTCAATTATATATGGATAATGAGGGATTTGAAATTGATCATGAACAAGGTGGTGAAGTAGATGGCTCTTTATAGTATTGAATTAAGAAGATATATAGATCACTTTACTCAATATGAAAGACCTCAACCTCCTATTAAGAAAAGAATTGAAGTTGGGCAACCCCACCTATTTGATTTTGATTATCCTTTCTTTGATGAAAGTAAGAGAAAAGATTTTGAAAGAAAATGGATTAGAAGATTCTATATGAGAGAAGTTGGATTTGAGACTATTGAGTTATTCAAATTTCATTTAGAAAACTGGATGAATGAAAGAATGCCTTATTATAACCAAAGATTTAAAAGTGAATTAATCGAGTTTGATCCACTACTAAACACAAAGATGGATCGTTCTAAAGATAAAAATATTGATGGTACTCGTAAAGATAACATTGATACAACTGGTAATAAGAAAGGTACAACTGGTCTTAAAACATCTGAAAATGGTGAATTTGAAACCCATACCGCAAATGATGGTGAAACTAAGAATAGTGGAACTGGAAAATTAACTTCTGATGGAACGAATGATACAACTACAGAACGTAATGTTGAAGATACTGGAACTAAAAAAGGTAACAACCAAAATGTTCATGATGGTACTAACTTTGCGAGAACATTGGAAGAGGATACACCAGACGGTAGACTTGATATTACAACTGAAGATGGTAAAGGAATTATCAGATACGCTTCTAAAATCAATGAAGTTACAGGAAAAGATCATGCTAACGATGAAATCCACATTGATGAATCAACAACTAAGAATACAACTGATAATACCACAGATAAAGTAAAAACACATGATCAAAGTAATAGTGAAACAACAGCTTCTGGAGAATCTCATGATGTTGGTAAAGCAACTGGAACAAATAGTTCTACTGGCACGAAAGATGGTACTTCGAATGAAGATGTTACAGGAAATTCTAAGTTAGATCAAACTACTAATCAGATTATGTTAGAAAAAGAAAACTATGTCGGCAAAATCGGTGTTGAAACATACTCAGAAATGCTGCAAAAGTATCGTGAAACATTCCTTAGTATTGAAACTGAAATTTACGATGAATGTGAAAAGAAATTATTTATGTGGGTTTACTAGAAAGGAATGATGAGATGAGTAATGTTAGAAAAGTTGGTTTATTACCAACAAGTCCTTACAGACGATATTTACCTAGTGCTTTTGATGAATCAATGAACATTTATGAGCAACTTATTGCATGTATTGAACATGTAAATAATCTTGGTATATCTTTCAATGAATTAGTTGATTGGTTAGATAAAGTTGTATTGCAGCAGAATGAAAGACTAGATGAACAAGATAAAAAGATTGATATGTTACGTGATGAGTGGCATATTTTTGAAGATTATGTAATTAACACTCTTCTAAAGAAAAAAGTTGTTGAAGTTCTTAAAGAATGGCTAGAAGATGGAACGCTTGCTGAAATAATCAACAATGATGTAATGAATATGAAAGTAGATAAAGCTGGAACAGTTTATGTGAAAGATTTTAAGAGATTAGAAACTGAAACAGATGATACTGGTAGAATTAAAAGAGCAATTGAAGAATTAAAGAAAGATGAAAATTCGACTCTTGTATTTGAACCAATTAAATATGTTGTGTCTGAGGGTTTTGATGTTCCATCTAATAAAGTTATTAGAGGCTATAAAGGTAAAACTGTTATTGATGGCTCAAATATTGAAACGGCTACTACATTATATCAAAAAGGATTATTCCATGTAAAGGGAACTCTTGCTGAACCTATTGGTTTAGCTCAAAGTGTTGCTCAAGGAGATAGTAAAATTGTAGCTCCTGCTTGTGATGCTTTGTTGATTGGTGATCTACTAATTATAACAAGTGATGAATCTTATGCTGAAGGTGCACCTCCTAGTTCTCGTAGAGGTGAAATTGTAACAGTGAAGTCATTTGATGGTTCAAATATTGAATTACAAGGTGAAGTTTACTTTAGTTATGATCAAACTAAAAACGCTAGAGTTCAATGTATGCGAGGAATGAAAGATGTAACAATTAAAGATTTAGATATCATTATGGGTGGTAAAGGAAAAGGTCATAATGGTGTTATTGTTGAGAATGCTCAACGAATTATTATTAAAAATGTGTTTATTGATGGTGCTGAAGATTGTGGAGTTGTTATGACAACTTGTTATAACTCACATGTTTATAAATCAGATATTATCAACAATACTTCTCCGGGTGGAACGATTGGAACAAGTGGGTATGGTGTTGCTTTCTTATCGTCAAAAGAATGTTCAGCAAGAGATAACTTCTTTAGAAATTCACGTCACGCTATTGCGGGCGGTGGTTTCATTCCAGCATTTGCTTGTGATATTACAGGAAATAAAGCTGTTGATTGTCCACAATATGCTTATGATTGTCATGAACCTTGTTTCTTCTGGAATTTCTCTAATAACTCAGCTACATCTTGTGTAGGTGGTTTTACGATTCGTGGTCAGTTTACTAGAGTTGTAGGAAATACAATTACAAGTTCATTTGCAAATGGGATCTTAGTTGAAAGTTATACACCTGTTGATAATCAAAAAGGAAACTTAATTGCTGACAACACAATTCAATATTCTAAATTAAATGGTATTTTCTGCGACGGAACAAATGCGATTCAAACAGATTTAACTATTACTAATAATAAAATATTTGATGTTAAATTTGCTGGTATTAACGTTTTCAACACAATGAATACAATTATTGAAGGTAATAGTGTTAAAAATGATTATGAAAATGGTATCCGTGTACTAGGTAGAGCGACTGGTTATAGAAGTAATAAATTAGTTATTAAAGGTAACACTGTTTATAAGAGTCGTTTCTCTAATATTCGTGTTGCTGGTGTAGATAATGTAATTATTAGTGGAAACAATGTTGAAACAAATACAAAAGATGGTATTGAATTATTCGGTGCTAAAGAATTTATTGTTGATGGTAACTTAGTTAAAGATTGTGAATTCTATGGAATAAGATCTGAAGAGTCAACAAATGGTTCTTACACAAATAACTATCTTAAAACTGTTCGTGGTGAAAACTCAGATGGTTTACGTATTATCAAGGGTGGAAAGATCGTTATGAATGGTAACACTGTTGTTGATCCTCAAAGATTTGGTATTTATACAACTGACACTCTTTACACTGTTATTACTTCCAACAATGTGTATGATTGTCCTTCTGATGGTGTGAAAATTGATGGACCGATTAAGACTCATATCAATCAAAATAACTTAACAAAGGCTATTGACGCTTAATGAAAGAAGGTCAAAAATCTATCGGGGCAAATGGAAAACAAAATTCCATGTTCCCGATGGATGTTATGTATATCACACAAGGAGAATCGGGAGACTTTTCACATAGTAAAGCTAAGGCAATAGATTATATACACTTAACAAAATCTGGTGTAAGAACTAGAAGAGCATGGTATTATGCACCTGCTGATATGACGGTAGTTAATGCAGGAAGCGCAGGAACAATGTGGGCTACAGATGATGAAGTTAATACACCAACTGGAACGAAGAGAATGTGCTACATGTTTTGGCATGATAATAATCACTCGGCATATCCTGTAGGTACAAAAAGAAAACAAGGTGAAAAATGTGGTCAAACTGGTACAGCTGGTTTTGCTACAGGTGATCACTTGCATATTGAGGTTATGAATGGTGCAGTTTTTGATAAATCAAATGCTGTTCACAACTGGGATGCTTTCTTTATAAATGACACTGAAATTGTAGTTGATTTTGGTTATGCTTGGAAGACTACAGATGATCAAACTGGTATTGATAATGGGACTTGTACTCCTTCTGTTCCTGTTGGCAATGGAACTTTACAATTAAATGAAAAAGTTAATGATAAGGTAAGGAGTTATGAAAATCAAATGAGAGCTGAATGCACAGCTCAAGGTATACCTGACGCAACTATTCCTTTGTTAGCGCTGATGATGGTTGAATCTGGTGGAGCTGGTGGAGACCCAATGCAGAGTTCTGAGTCCGCAGGTTTACCAATGAATACAATTAAAGACCCTGCCGCAAGCATTAGACAAGGTGTAAAACATTTTAAAGAGTCAATGGAAACTTCGAAACAATATGATTGTGATATTTGGACTATATTTCAACAGTATAACTATGGTATAGGATATGCTAGATTTATTGGTTCTAGAGGTAAAAAACATACTCTTGAATTATCTATGGAATATTCAAGAACAGTTGTTGCGCCTAGTTTAGGTAATACAACGGGTAGAACTACGCCTTACGTTAACGAAGTTTCAGTTGCTTTGGGTGTTCCTTGGAGATATGTAAACGGTGGAAACTTTCATTATGCCAGTATGATCCAATATTACACAACTGGGGATGGTGCAATTAATAGTTGTGGTGGAGATAATACAGGTGAAACAGATAAAGAGAATAAAAAACTAAATGATTATATAGCTCAGTTACTAAGTAATCAAGTTAGCGGATGGAATTTTAAAAGAAATAGATATATTGAAGGATAAATAATAAGAGAATAAGAAAGTGTGGGTGTAATCAATGGAGCAATTAGTCCCATTTATTAGTCAAGTCGGATTTCCAATATTTGTAGCAGTATTTATGATGACAAAAGTAACTAGTGCTTTGGATAGTGTAAAAGACGCAGTAAACAATTTAACAATAGCGATAGAGAAAATGGAGGAAAGATAATATGGGCAATATTGTAGATATTTCTAAATGGAATGGTGATATCAATTGGAATACAGCTAAACCTTATATTGATTTTATTATAGCTCGTGTTCAAGATGGTAGTAATTATCGTGATCCTCGTTATAATGGTTATGTTGCTGATATGAAACGTAAAGGAATACCTTTTGGCAGCTATGCTTTTTGTAGATTCGTATCTATTAATGATGCTAAGAAAGAAGCACAAGATTTCTGGGAGCGTGGAGATAAATCCTCTACCGTTTGGGTGGCAGATGTTGAAGTGAAGACGATGGATGATATGAGAGCAGGAACACAAGCTTTTATTGATGAATTACGTCGATTAGGAGCTAAGAAAGTTGGATTATATGTAGGTCATCATATGTATGAGCCTTTTGGTATGAGTCAAGTTCAATCTGACTTTGTATGGATTCCACGATATGGTGGTAGTAAACCTAAATATCCTTGTGATATTTGGCAATACACTGAAACTGGTCACACACCGGGAATTGGTAAATGTGATTTGAATCAATTGATTGGTAGTAAAAATCTAGCTTACTTCACTGGTCAAGATGATCAAACACCTAAAGGATATCAATATGTTAGAAGTGGTGGATTTGGTAGTGATTTAATAGGTGAAGTTTCAACTAAAATGAATGAGCTTGGAACAAAAGGTAGAGTTATTTTAAATCCGAGTGAAGGTCTTGCGTATATTCAAACTGATGTAATGCCAAATGAAGAATTAGATAAAATAACTTGGTGGATGGATCAACGTGGTTGGTGGTATGAGTATATTCAGGGTTAGGGGAAATAAGGGGTCATAATTTTTGACCCTTCCTTATTTAAAAGTAAAAACCTAAAACATCTAAAAATAAAAAGCTTATGGTTTAAAACTAAAAATAGGAAGAACGTAGAACATTAATATATCATAAAGTGGAGGGATGATTCTGTTATGGAAAACTTAACATTATTTGAATTTGAAAAAGAACAGAATGTAGAAAAGAAAGAAAAGATAAATAATAAGTTAGAGAAAAAGAAAATAGAAGATTTGTATTATAACCCACAACAATTGTTAAGCTATAACAGAATCATGAACTTCACAATTGCTTCGAGGGGTATAGGTAAAACATATGCAATGAAGAAATATTGTATTAAAAGATTCTTGAAATCAGGAGCTCAATTTATTTACTTGAGAATGTATAAAACCGAATTAAAGAAAGTGGATCAACTGTTTAATGATGTAAGTCAAGAGTTTCCTGACACTAAATTTGAAACTAAAGGTAAAGAGTTTTACATAAATGGTCAGTTAGCTGGGTTTGCTGTTCCGCTGAGTGCATGGCAAAGTTTTAAAGGTAATTCATTCCCTAATGTTGAAACAATTCTGTTTGATGAATTTATTCGTGAAAAGGATAATGTAGGGTATCCACCGAACTGTGTGGAAGCACTACTTAATATTATAGATACTGTAATTCGTAACCGTGATAACTTTAGATGTGTTTGTTTGAGTAACTCGGTGTCTGTTGTTAATCCGTGGTTCTTATACTTTAATATTCTTCCTGAGCCAGATAAAGAAACTGGTAAGTTTAAGAGGTTTTATAAATATAAACACGCTGTACTTGAAATACCTGATGGTAGAGACTTCAAAGAGGAAAGAATTAAAACGAGATTTGGTGCTATGATTAGTGAGTTAGAATATGGTCGAATGAGTTTAGATAATGAATTTACTCATGATGTTGATACTTTCATTATGAAGAGAGCTAAGACTTCTATACACTTCTGTAATGTTGTTTATAAAGGTTTTACGATGGGTATGTGGGTTGATACTAAAAGTGATTTTATGTTTCTGTCACAAGATTATGATCCAAGTTCTAAGAAGACTTTTGCATTGACTAAAGATGACATGAGTGAAAATAGAATACTTGTTAATAATTATAGAAATGAATACTACTTAGATAAGATTGTGAGAGCTTTCAAAAAGGGACTGCTGATGTTTGATAATCAGATTGTTAGACAAACTAGTTATGATATGTTTAAAAAGATGGGTGTGCAATAATGAAAGACTTCAAAATAAAGTTAAAAGAATTAAAAGATTTAAAAGACAAAGAAAAAAGCCTTCCTTAATTGGAGGGCTTAATTATTGGATACATTGAACAGATATCGTAATTCTTTTTGTTGTTAAATTTACCATATAATGAAGATGTTTCTATCTTAGTTACTTTTTCTATTTTTAGTTTCCCATTAACTTCTATAATTTTATTTTTCATTTGTTGTTTATCCCCTTTTGTTTTATTTCACCTAGAATGTATTCTTTACCTTTTGTGAATTTATAATCTCTTATATCATTTTTGAAGAACCAGTATAGAAAATCATCGAAACAATTATCTCCTTTGAATGTTTGTGATTTTATATCTAATGAACCGTATGAGTTGTATTCTATTGTTATCATGTTAAGCACCAACCTTTATTAATTTAACTTCGTAGAATTCTTTGTGTTCTGATTTAGTTCCTTTGTATCTTGTTTTACCTGATTTAAGACGAACTGCTGAATTGTTCATTTCATCGTAACTATATAATTCTGTTACTTTATATATTCTAGATTCATACTCTAAACCATATTTCTCACACATTTCATCTGCTCTTTTGATTAAGTTTGATAGTGAAGAATCATTTATGTAATTTACTTTTCTGTTAATAGAAAACTTAGGTAGGAATCTTGAATCGTTTCTAGTTATCTTTTCCATTACTTGTTCACCTTTTCTTTCCAAAGTATATGTAGTTGTTCGCAAAAATTAGTTAGTTTACAAGATAAATCAAAATCTATTTCATTTTCACGATACTGGCGATTAATTTCTATTAAAGCTTCTGCATATGTTATATGATCCATTATTAAAACCACACTTTCATGAAATTTGTTAAGAAGTTTCCTTCACCGATAAATGCTGATATTATTACCCCTGCTATGAATAACCACATTACAAAACATAATATTTTAAGAGAGCCGTTTGATAAATTTTCTTCCATTGTTGGTAGCTCTTCAAACTCAATGTTGTTTGCTTTACAATAAGCTTTTCTCATTGCTCTTTTTTCAGCTAGTTCTAAGTTTTTTAATTTGTTTCCTTTATGTAGTTCGTTTTGAATAAATACATCGTATTGATCATAGTTATTATTGTTCATTTACATCATCCCCTTAGTCATTGTAATTGAAAATTGAGCTTTCCATACTTTACGTTGTGCTTCAATGAAAGACATTGCTGAATTGTATGTTACATTGTTAGAATAAGATAATTCTTCAATAATGTCAATCGGTAATCTGATTCCCATTGATTCGTATTTGTCGATTGCTTCTTCTTGTTCTACAGTTAAGTTTGTTACTGTTCTACGTTTAGCTTGTTCAGTTGCATAAACTAAGTTTTCTAATTCTTGTTGTTTGATTTTGATCAACTTTTTAATTTCTTTAAGTTCTTCTTTTTTATCAGCTAATTCATTCATTTGCATTACTTGTGAAGTTGTTGCTTTAACATTATTTGATGTTTCTTTTACTGAACCTAAAATCATTCCTACGATTGCTATGAAAGTTAATACTACAATTCCCATTGTGTAAATTGACATTTTGTTTAATCCCCTTTATTATTGTATTAGTTGTTTTCTTAACCTATAATTATTATATCATTTAGTTGTTAATTCGTCAATAGTAAGGGGAAAAATAGTGCTAGAATTTTTGACCCCTACCTTTTCAAAAACAAAAACCAAAAAACAATGAAAAATAAAATGCTTATTAATTAATTATAAAATTCATTTTTTCATAAAAGGATTTACATAAAAATGTATAAATAATAATTCATTTAATTCTGATTCTGGCTCGGAAAGATTTTTGAGAATACTTTTAATTTCATCTAATTTAACATAACCCAATGATGTATTATTAATTTCTAATAAATACCAGTCTTTATCATGTGTTATTTGGATCGGTTTTATTGAGTCTTCTATAACAATTGATTCCTCGTCAACTAATTCTACATTTGTAAATAAATCAGAAGCGTAGTTAAATAATTCATTTGCTTCAACAGATGAAATGATTTCTTCGTCATATTCAATTTCAGATTCTTCTTCAGTTTGGATCATAACTTCTTCGTTTTTATATGATTGAACAAATAATAAGATATTCATTAAATCTTCTTTAGTATACATTGAATTAATTGTTGAATCAGAATAGCGATTGAATACACCGTATGCTCTTGATGCCATAACTTCAACTTCTTCAGTTCCTTTGTTTTTGCGTGTGCGTAATTCAGATGATGCGTAAGATTCCTTGATTGCAATAATAATATCTTTTTTAGTCATTTGTAATTCCTCCAATTAGTTGTTTTATTTGTTTTCTTAACCTATAATTATTATATCATTTAGTTGTTAATTCGTCAATAGATATTTCGTCAATTAATTAAAATAAATATCAAACATTTAAAACCATAAATATAATAAAATGTCAAGTATAAAATGGGGGAAAATGAAAATAAAGTGTACAATATACATTT